GCTTTCAACCGCCGGTAAAATCAAACTGCTGGAACGTGCGGAGGAGCTTGTCGTCCTCTATGGGAAAAAATCTAATGCTGTTTCCTCTGGGGAGGTCGCTGGCTGATGGCTAAAAACAAGCAGAGAGCAGACGGTCTGTACAGAGCATGGTATAAAGGCAAGCAGTTCTACGGAAAGACGGATGCTGAAGCCAAGGCCAAGCGCGACGCCTACAAATACGAATGCGAACATGGCATAGAACAGCAGAAACCGATTTCAGTTTTTGACCTTGCGGATGAGTGGCTTCCTGTGGCAAAAGCCAATGTGGCGAAGCGGACATACAATCAGTACGCATCCTTGATGGAAAGGATGGCGGACATCATCGGCGAGAAACTGGTCAAAGCAGTTTCCCCGGCAGATATCAAACTGGTCTGGACTTCCTTTGTCGGGCAGTCGCAGTCCCAGATCAAGAAAGCCAAGTCCCTATATCACTCGTTCTTCCAATATGCCCTGGAAAACGGATACTGCAAGTTCAATCCAATGCTGTCCGAATCCTCTAAACCGCATATAGGTACAAAAGGATCACACCGCTCCCTTGAACAATGGGAAATAGATCTGATTGAAAACACGCCACACAGATGCAGAAATGCTGCCATGTTTATGCTCCACGGTGGCTTCCGCAGGGAAGAAATCCTGTGCATGACAAAGGACGATATCCATCAGGGGAAAATCACCGTAAATAAAGCGGTAAAATTCGACGGAAACCGCCCTGTTGTTGGAAAGACGAAGAATGATACATCAGAAAGGCAAGTGCCGTTATTTGATGTTTTATTGCCTGTTTATGATGGGCTTTCTGATGGGGAGTATCTACTCTCTGATGAGCATGGAAAACTCTGCTCCGAAATTGCGTTCCGCAGAGCATGGCAGTCTTATATGACAGATCTGTCCACCGTCCATAATGGATGTCATAAACGCTGGTGGCATCTTACCAGGGAATGGAAACAGGATCATCCGAAAGAGTACGCTGCCTACCTGGACATAAAAAAAGACCCGAAACGCCAGAAAGAAGCTGAACAGTATCGGCTCCGGGGATGGCATGAAGTGTCCTTCCGTCCGCACGATCTCCGGCACACCTTCGTCTCCAGGGACTGCCGGGACAGAGGAATAGATATCCATATCTGCATGAAGTGGGTAGGGCATTCCTCGGAAAAAATGATTCTTGAAATCTATGACCATCTGTCAGATGAAAGAGAACAAAACGCCATCGATATCATGAACGGCGCAGTTAAAAAACAGTTAAATGACCAGAAAGCGAAAGCAGGAGCGTAGGAATATCAACGCTCTGAAGTCTCTTTCACGTATGACTACGAATCAAAAGGTCGTGGGTTCGAATCCCGCCGGGCTCACTACCCCGGAAGCTTGAAAATAAAGGCTTCCGGGGTTTTCTTATATCTTTTTGTTAGCGTATTTTAGGGTATTTTAGGGTACTCTATAACTGTGTAACACAGTTAAAAAACAGTTATAAAAAACTCCGGATTTCTCCGGAGTTAATCATTCGTTATTCATTCATTATTCTTCTTCTGGAGGTTTGTCTATGGCAGCTTCCAGAACATAGGCATCTTGTGCTCTGGCAGCATCGACAAGTCCCTCACCGATGATATACGCCACCACGGCAGCGCCAGCCATGATCAGCGCAGCCACCTGGGTCGCAGTCTCCTGACTGCCGTGGAATGCGATGATCAGCATCGTTACAAACTCTGCCACCGCAGCCCAGAATTTCCTACTCGTCAGCTTTCTCTTCATGTCTTCGCTCATCTTGCTACCCCTTTCTTCAGATCGGTAATTGCAAAACTTTATCCTTCAATGCCGTAATTGTTCCATTACCACCCAGGGCATGGTACGCATTATAAACCTTTTCAAATTCATGCTTGTGCTCTGTCGAGCATTTGCCATCCGTCAGGTACTTCTCGCCTTCTTCCCTGAGTTTAAACATGAGCAAATACTTCATCCCATCAGCGATTGCTTTCTCTGTTTCTTTATCATGCTGAACACGCCCAGCAAGCCTTTTGTATCCAGCAATTAACCCAGCAGCAACAATCCCAAAGATAAATTCAACCCAGTACTTAACAACGAAATCCCACAATACAATCACCCTTTCAGCCACTTGTCTATAATATTCCGCATTTCCTCAAGCTCCCTGCGAGGAATTGTGATCAGATCAGCAGGACCGTCTTCTACGGGTTCCAGAAACCGTTTCATGACCCAGCCGACATTCCCGGCATAACTGGTCAAAGCCCAGTCATCCTGCTCTTCCGTGATCTTCAGGGCGGTCCCATCAGGAATCTGACAGAGCCTGTCCCCATACTTGGATGGTTCGTCTCGCAGATTCAGAGCTCCGCCTACAACCTTCGCATCATATTCTACCATTCTCTCACCGCCATTAAAGATTGGATTATACAGACCGATCATATTCCAGCCACCGGAAATGCTTTTTCCTTTAAAGCTGGAGGTACATACATTCCCCCGTGACTGGCTGGAATGCAGAGCGCCGTCGCCGTAATTGTATTTGAGGTCAGCCCCTGATGCTTGGCACATCTCTTTCCCGGTCATCCCGGTGTAAATGCCGATGTGAGAAGCGTTGCCATGACCGTCACCTCTGTATTTGGCGGGCTCCCTACCGTCATGCGATACGATAAAGAGAAAGGCCCCCTGAGGTATTTTACCATACTGCCTTTTACATTCTTCCGGTGTGCCCGTCCACCCGTTTTTAATGCACTCTCTGTACCATGCATTGCTTCCGGGAAAATTCTTTTTAATGCCGATATCAGCAAGGGCTTTTTCCACGAAAGCCTGACAATCAATGGTTGAATACGGTGTGCCGATGTATTTACATCCTGCTAACGCCAAATCTTTGCCTTTCAACACCGGCATCACCTCTTATTTAAGGTCATCCACGCTGTGACAGTACATGCAGTCTTTCTTTCCGGCAGACAGAAATTCATAAGGGCAGTTGTGACAGATGTCAATTTCCGGTGGTTCCTCGTCATCGGCTAGGATGATCGCCCCGGCGAAAAAACAGATACAAACCCCGACCAGGATGCCGATTATAAACTGAATCATGGCAAACACCTCATTACAGCGTCATTATTAGCTCATATAATAGACCCTGAACGTGACATCATATGCTTGTTCTACCGTCGTGCTGAGCGTTAAGGACACTACGCCTGTTGACGGTTCATAGTTCCATTGAACGATACCGACCAAAGCACCGTTATCCCAGGTAGTACTAGGCCATGCTCTTGTAATCTCAATCCCAATAACAGTAGAGTCGAATGTTCGTCCTAACTGTATTGCCGTCGTTCCGTTCGGCTTAACGTTCAAACCCGACTGGACGACATCTGCATAGCCGATGGTGGTAATTTTTTTAATAGTTCCGCTTGCCATGATTATCCCCTTTCCCGTTTCCCGTCAATCAACTATGGGTCAAGTAAAACTGATTCTGCCAGTCAACTAAATTGCATGGCCCCACGAATCGAACGCAGGATTAAGTTCAGTAGTGCTTCCTTGCGGATGACTTTGCTGAGAACCAAACACCGTGCAACTGCATTAAAGTGTTATCTCAAAGTTCGTGATTGCTCAACCCCTTGCATATCAATGGGTCTGAGGTGCTACCACTCCAGATTGACAAACCCACTTTAATTCACTAACCTATCAGTAGGAGGTGATATAGATGGGTATCAACGGAGGTCGCTCCCTTCGTGGCATCGAAGAGCAAGGCTTTGAGCGCATCCAAATTACTCTCCCGCCATCCTTGTATGAGCGTCTGGAAAAGTTCCGTGAGGACGAAGAGCGTCCACGGTCTTGGGTAATCCAGAAGGCTCTGGACGAATGGCTGAAGAAGAAGGGCTACTAACCGTCACGGGGCTGGTAGCCCCCTTCTTTTTTTACTTACCAATACACACCGATGTGTATTAAGGTGTTATTTAAGTCATTATACGTCAAACAGCCCTTAACTCCATTTTTTCATTTCATTATTCGCTATTACTTTGGATGCAAGCAATGCATTCGATGTTATTGCAAAACAATAAGGGTCAAGCGTTTCAAGAGCCTCGATAGAATCAAGAGTATATACGCCGTATCCAATATCATTCGATATCATGCTTGACTTGATATCAGATATGGAATACTGATAATTAAAATCAAGAAACACTGAATTGTTTTGCGTTTTTAGAGAAACCGCATTAGTAACATGCGAAGATGACGGCTGTTGCGTAGTGACAAGGCCAACCTTCGCATTAGGTAATACCGCATTTACCTCTTGCAAAGGTGTCAAACCAAACGAAATCCAGATAACATTATCTTCCATCGCATACGACTTTACGATATTAGCGCAATATGTGCCAGAACCGTTTACCTTTGGTTCCATAAATATTCCAAGTCCAACTGCCTTACAGAATGCAACACATTCCTCTACTGTAACAATTTTTGTTCCTGCAAATTTCGAACCAGCATAAATTCCGAAATCATATTCACGCGCTTGCGCATAGGTTATGTCCGCAATATTAACTGTCTCTGATATTTCTGTTCCGTCCGCATTCCGAGCAGTTCTGTTGATGGATTCATCATGTAATAATACGCCTACTCCGTCAGATGTAAACCGAACGTCGTTTTCTATCCATTCGAACCCACGGAGTTTTGATTGTGCAAATGCCCATAGCGTATTTTCCGGGAATCCAGCATGATATCCCCTGTGATTAGCGCATATTACATTGGCTCTGTTATTTTCACTGCTCTCTGACGATAAACCGCTGATAATGGTGAACGCGCCTGTTATGCTTTCCGTTTGTTCATCGGCAATCATCCACAAATCCGGGATATACTGCTTCGCAGTTGTGAGCAGTGTGGTCATATCAGTAACAACTGTTGGTGCGATATAATCGACATATGGGAGTGCTTCAGTCCCCTTGTTAACCATAACACGGAATTTGTAACCAGTATAAACTGAATCTCTGCTTACATACACACCTATCACGATATGATCGCTGTCAACTGTTCCGTAAATCTTCGGGTTACTGAGTGTTGCTGTCAAAGAATTGATATCCTCCGGGTATTGCCGTAGTGCTACACTCAATGCGCTCGCACTCCCCGCCAGTGTTTCAATGGAAATACTGTAAACGCCATGTAAAGAAAGATAATTGTCGGAACCAGTCCTTGTAGATTGGTTAATGAAAAACCATGTACTGCCTGTTGCTGTTCCGTTAATGGTGTATGAACCGTCACCGTTGTTTGTGAACGTAACACCGTTTATGCTACCCCCCGAGTACTTCTGCTCGTAAAGCTGTGCGTTACGAACTGAAATTGACGTTGCAGTTGTTTCCAAACTTCTAATCTCTGTTATTTTGGTTTGGAATAATTCACCTGTTCCTGTTACATTTGCTTCGCTTGTCATATTGTCAATCAGTGTGTTCGCGGTTTGCATTTCGGCCTCTAAGGTATCAACCCGTTCAACCAACACGAGGTTTTTATACACGCAAACATCATGATCTATTTCACAGTTAAACACGACATAAGCGGATAGAGCAGGCGCAGTAATTTTCTGACTTGCATATTCTCCTGCGCTCGCTTTACTGATAATATCGCCATTGCTCTTTAAGAACGCCCACGATCTTGCCGAGCTTGTGCCCTTGCCAGTATAATAGAACACATCCCCTGGAACACATGGTATAAATGCACATTTCAAAGCAGGAGAACCCATTGGATTATCAACGTTTACATTTGTTGCCGAACTGCTGGTTGGGTAATAATATTTATACTTCCACCCAATTACAGGCATATTTCCTGTTATATTTTTGATCGTTAATTCGTCAATTTTGTTTGTTTCGTCAAAAGCGCTCTTTAATGAAGATACATCATCGCTCAACTGGGTGTAATCAGCCGGGATGGATTCCCTGGCTTCCTCGGCTGCATCCTGAATCTGCTCGATGACCTCGTCTTTCGCAGTAAGAGCAATCTGGTGGGCAGTCTCTTCCGCCTGGTCCATCCAGTCTTCCAACGGAGTTGGAACATCCCCGGTGGTTTCGATGCTTCCGTCGATCTTTGTCGTCCCGACAGCTGATTTTATAACCTCGTCGCCGTTCTTAAACTCCAACTGGATATGCCCGCTCCCGTGGTAGATCAGATCGCTGTCAGTAACCGTCCAGACAAGAGCATCACCATCCTTGGCAAGCTGCGCAGCAGGATACTTGTCTCCCCTGGGGGGCTGGATGTTCATGCTGTAGGTGGCGTTCGGATAGTCCCAGAATACTTCAGAACAGTCAATAACAATCTGCGTGTGAATGTTCTCGCTAGCGTAGCCAAGATACAGCGTCTTTTTGGCGAGGTCTTTCAGCATAAGCTTTTGAATTCTCTTTCCCATTGTCGGCTTCCCCTTTTGTTATGAATTAGTCGCTGGGATACAAAGCAGTAGATCCATCGCCGGAATCCCGGCAGAGCACTCAACGGTCAGCGTCCCGGCGCTGGTTATCCATACGATATTCTCAGGATGCTGT